AAGAAGATGCTATCGCTGAAGGTATTTGGGGAAAAGGAGAACCATATCAAGGAATAGGGGATTTGCCTTCGGATAGATTCCGTGATTTATGGGATTCTCTTAATGCAAAGCGTGGTTATTCATGGGATATCAATCCGTGGGTATGGGTAATAGAGTTTAAACGAATAGAAAAAACGTAGAAGGAGAGAGAGAGATGATTGAATATACCTATGATGATATACTTGCAAATAAAGATGGCGTAGCAGAAAGAGAATGTACTTTTATTATTGCTGACGTAGCGAAAACACAAATCGCCATGCTGAAAGAAAATATATCTCTATTGCTTAATGCGATTCCTGAGGGCTGGGAAGTGCCGCTGTGTTATTCTGATATTGTGGGCCAGGTTAGAAGGGCATTAAAAGCAAAGGAGAAATAAAATGAATCCATTAGAAGGCAAGATTGTAGACAAAATTGTTTTCTCTAACAGGGAAGTCCTTAGAAATAAAGCAGAAGAGGGCGGAAATCTTCTTCAATATTGTTCCGAATTACACGGAGAATATGACTTGGATTGGATATTGGAGAAAGACAGCAATGGCAATGAAATAGCCCGTCACAATGTCAAATTATTAGAATCAATTTATTGGCTTTCTACAATCAAATAAGAGGCAAGAAACTTGAAGAATCACAGCACTAATACAAACCTAATACACGCGGGGCCTTAGAAAAACTTGAAGAATAAGGAGAGAGGAATGAGTAAAACCACACGAAAGGAGGTGAACGGTTCCCCGGAGTCTTCACAGATGTACAGAAAGGACAGGGCCTCGTCATCAGGCGGGGCCCAAAAATAAATGAATGATAAATATCCCGTAAATTATTATAATTCTATAGATGGATGTTTTCCAAGAACATTTAGAACGCTATCAGGATCCTCTTATCGAAAGCTTCAGGGATATTGCTCTAAAAGTCGCTCAAAAGTACACCCCAAAATATGTGAAAAATATGAAATTCGAATTAAACCTTGACAAACAGAAGAAAGATGTTATTATAAGCATGTTAACAATTAATCTTTAATAATCGGCACAGACCGCCGTTACGAAAACGACCTGTGTCGGAGAAAGTGTTTCATTCGAAGCATTTTCTTCGGCGCAGGTCTTTTTTTATGCCTATGCCTTATAAACCGAAACATCCATGTGCATATCCTGGCTGCCCGGAGCTTGTGCCGGCTGGAGAAAAGTATTGTGAGAAGCATCGGAAGCAGGCACAGAAACGATATGATAAGCAACGAGGAACAGCAGCTCAGCGAGGATATAATTCGAGATGGCAAAGGATACGGAAGATTAAATTGAATGCAGATCCACTCTGTGCAGAGTGTTTGCGAAACGGCCGAACCACAGTTGCAACGCAGGTACATCACAAGGACGGGAATGTGAGGAATAACAGCCCTGATAATCTCGAATCGCTCTGTATCGAATGCCACGGCCGGATCACAGCGAAGGAAGGAAAGCATTGGGGAGGGGGGGGGTTAAATCTTTGGTAACTCACCGCGCAAGACCTCGTGGAAAAGTTTTCTCTCGCATTGTCAAAATAGGAATAGGGGATTGCTGATGGCAGGAAGGCCTAAAAAACCGACTCAAATGAAACTTATCCAGGGGACTTTTCGCAAAGATCGTGTGCCTGAGAACGAACCGGAACCGGATAAACTGGTTGAGATCCCGAGGCCTCCGTCTTATTTAACCAAGTATGCAAAAAAGCTCTGGAAGTCTTTGGCAGCGGAACTGGTTGAGCATGGCATTTTAACGAAAATCGATACCGCAGCCCTCGAGGCGTGCTGTGAAGCGTACGGCCAATACCGCGCGTCACATGAGGCTGTATTTCGCCCCCGGGATCCTGAGACGGGAAAGTTAATGAAAAGGACCCTCGCCGAATACATGAAGGGGCGAAACTCCCAGACGATGCCGGAATATACCAGCATGATGAAAGCATTCAATACGTTTAAGACATACATGATTGAATTCGGATTAACCCCCGCATCAAGGGGAAGAATAAATATACCGAAATCTTCGGAAGCAGAAACAGACACAATGAAAAGGTTGTACCATGAGGCGTAATCTTCTTTCTCTCTTTTTTTTCGTAATCATATTGGTAATGCCTATGAATACTTATACGGCACAAAAATACATTGACGATGTATTGTCCGGCCGCCAGGTGGTTTGTAAATATGTCCGATTGGCAGTCGAGCGTCATCTCAACGATTTGAAACGTGCGGAGTCGGATGATCCTGAGTTTCCTTATTATTTCGATGAGGGGCAGGCAAAAAGGATCATAGATTTTAAGCACCAGCTGAGACATACTCAGGGGGAGTGGGCGAACCCTCGAAAGCATGATACCCGGATACGGCTGGAACCCTGGCAGCAGTTCAAGGACTGGGTGCTTTTCGGGTGGCGCCGTCAGGGAGGATACCGGCGTTTTACGAAGGCATATATCGAAGTCGCACGAAAGAATGGGAAAACAACGGATGCCGCAGCTACTGCGAATTATTGCTTTCTCATGGACAGGCCCCATGAGATAGGGCCAGAGGTGTACTGCGTTGCCACAAAGAGAGACCAGGCGAAGTATGCCTGGGATGAGGCAGAGCGGCAAATTCAAAGACAGCCATTCTTGCGGGAGCTCATCAGCACCTATAAACAGAGCCACACAATTGTCGTCCCCGGGACAGCAGCACAGTTCAAACCGCTCGGGAAAGATTCCCATACAGAGGATGCCTTGAATCCGCATTTCGTTCTTGTGGACGAATACCATGCTCACCGCGACAATTCCATGATAGAAGTCATGGAGTCGGCGCTCGGGGCCCGGGAGCAGCCCCTCATTTATATCATTACCACTGCCGGGTTCAATAAGAATTCCGCCTGTTATCAGGAGGAGCGGAGCCTGGCGGTACAAGTGCTTGAGCGGTCGATCGAACCTGTTCCGGAAAACTACTTTTGCCTGATCTATACCCTTGATGAGGAGGATGACTGGGCAGATCCCAGTGTCTGGATCAAGGCGAATCCGAATCTCGGTGTATCCGTTCGTTGGGAATATCTGGAAGAAAGAATACAGCTGGCTTTATTGTCTCCCTCCAAACAAAACAAGATCATTACGAAAAATCTGAATGTCTGGACACAGTCCGAAACACGATGGATAAAGGACGAGGCCTGGGAATCGTGCGGGTTTTCCGTCGTTGAGGAGGCCCTTATAGGCTGCAAATGTTATGCCGGGATGGACCTTTCCACCTCACAGGATATCACAGCAGTCGTGTATTGTTTCCCTCCTGGGGAGAGGGGGGGAATATATCGATTTGTATATCGCTTTTTCATCCCAGGTGACAATATCATCGATCGCGAGCGCAGAGATAAGGTGCCCTATTCGTATTGGATCAAGAAAGGCTATATCATCCCCACCCCCGGGGATGTTGTCGACTACGACTTTATCGAGGAACAGATTCTGATCGATTCCAAGAAGTTTAAAATTCAGGAGATCGCTTACGACCCGTGGAAAGCGCAGGAAGTGGTGAACCATCTACAGAAAGTTGGTTTTACAATGGTTGAGATTTTCCAGCGTTATTCAGGAATGGCGCTCCCTACCGACACATTCGAGAAGAAATTACTTGCGAAGAAAATAGCTCACGGGGACAACCCGGTCATGAAATGGATGGTATCATGTACTGAAGTAAAGAGCGACCGGCAGGGGAATATTATGCCGATGAAGCCGCAGCGGGACAGGACCGGGAAAAGGATAGATGGGGTTGTGGCCTCCATCATGGCACTTTACAGAGCAGTAATTCATACAGAACCCGAAACATCGGTCTATGACGAGAGAGACATGCGTGTAATAGGATAAGTAGATGAGAATTCTGCCAAATATATTTAGACGCACCCGAGTACAACAATTAGGTGGATTGGAGAACCCGAACAATGCGCTTACCCCGGCGCTCATTCGGGGATCACTTGATCCATTGGTAAACGAAATGCGCATAGGGCCGGATTCAGCCATGCAGATCGCCGCAGTGCTGGCCTGTGTGCGTGTGCTCTCTGAGAGCATAGCCTCGCTGACCCTGCCCGTGTATCGACGGCTGCCCAAGGCCGGCAAAGAACGCGCCCCACAACATCCGACCTATCAGCTTTTGCACAATCGGCCTAATCCATATCTCTCGAGCTTCCAGTGGCGCGAGCTCGCGATGAAAGATTTGCTGTTGGAAGGTAATCATTATGCAGAGATCGAATGGCATCCCGCCTTGGGCTATATTCGGGCCTTATGGCCACTCCCGTCTCGAAGAACAGAGCTCGTGCGCCGTACAGGCGAGGAGCCGTTTTATCGTACATATCTGAATGATGGACCGCATGAGTTGTCTTTTGAAAGAGTACTTCACATACCCGGCCTGGGAGATGGATACACCGGGGAGTCGGTCGTCCGCTATGGCGCCAAGGCTCTGGGACTGGCCGCAGCGCAGGAAAAATATAATGCCAATTTCTTTATTCAGGGCAGCACTCTTTCGGGAGTCCTGGAAAGCGATAAAGAATTAAGCGAACCAGCGTTTAACCGACTATCCGAAGGCTGGAAAATGGCTCATCAGGGAGTGGGCCAGGCTCATAAAATCGCCATTCTTGAGGATGGCGTGAAATGGAAAAATACCGGCGTTTCCCCGGAAGATGCGCAGATTTTAGGCTTGCGCAAGTTCAGCGTCACGGAGATTGCCCGCATGTTTCGAGTCCCGCCGCATATGATCGCCGACCTGGAACGTAGCACGTTCTCTAATATCGAGCATCAGGATATTGATTTTGTAAAACATACAATCCGTCCATGGTGTGTGCGTTTTGAGCAGCAATTGAACTGGAAGCTTTTTGATCCGGGAGAGCGGGGTGAGTATTTTGCGGAATTTTTACTCGACAGCGAACTGCGCGGCGATACGAAAAGCAGGAATGAGGCGTATCACATTATGAGGCAAGACGGGATCATCAATGCGGACGAGTGGCGCGAGCTCGAAAATATGAATCCACAGCCCGATAACCAGGGCAAGACATATCTGGTGCCGCTCAATATGCAGCCGGCCCAGTGGTTATCCAAACCAGCTCCCGTCGCACAAGCACAAAGAATAAGTGATCTGCGCTCCAGGCAGCCACAGAATCGCCGCAAGGCTGCACGGGCGCTGACTCCGGTATTTATTTCTGCCCTGGAGCGAACTGTCCGCCGTGAGCGGCACGATATCATGGCCGCAGCACGCAAGATGCTCCCGAAAAGAGATATTCCAGAGCTCGAGCAGTGGCTCGAAAAGTTTTGGCAGGAACATCATGAATATGTGACCCAGCAGCTGCGACCGGTACATCAGGCGCTGGCAGAGACCGTCAGGCGGGCAGCGGAAGCGGAGATTGGCGCCGATAGCGGTTGGGATACCGAGACATTCGTTGCGGCATACACTGCAACGTTTTCCGAGCGTTACACGGGACGAAATGCGGCACGGTTGCGGGAAGTGATTGCCGCAGCGCAGAAATCCGGGGCGGATGTGCTGGCGGCATTGGATGAGCAGCTGGCCGAATGGGAAGAAAACCGCCCGGCGCAATATGCCGGCGAGGAAACAGTACGCGGAGAAGGGGCTTTCGCCCGGGCAACATTCGCATCGGCCGGGGTTACGTCATTGATATGGGTGGCCAATGCAGATGCCTGTCCATACTGCGCAGCATTAGACGGCAAGGTCGTATCGATTGAGGCTCCATTTGTTGGAGAGGGAGGATCGGTTAATATTGAGGGGCAACCGTCGCTGTCCCCCGGCTCCTCCATCGGGCACCCGCCCTTGCATGCCGGGTGTCAATGTTCGATAGTGGCGGGATGAGGAGGGTAAAAAAATGGCAATAAAAGTGAATTCAAAAGGCGTTAGTCACGCACGCAGTCTGATCGCGGCGGGCAAAATCAATGAAGGGGCATGGTCCTTCTCGGCCGCCGACGGCAACGCTCTCTTGGGCGATAATGAGAATTGGGCCGAGTACGGCAAATGGTTTCTCGCCGTCGAAAGCGAGGCGGAAGAAAACACTAAGGGGCATTATAAATATCCGTTCGGTAAACGGGGAGAAATATATCGCCGCGGAGTTATCGCAGCTAAGAGTCGGGCTGCACAGCAAGGGGAGAGTGCCATTGCCGATGCCGCAAACAGCCTGCTTGAGGCGATCGATAAGAAACTCGGCAAAGATGCAATGCCGCTACCGGAGATTCGTTGCGTGCCCCTGCAGGAGCTGCGGGTGCTGCGAGCCGAAGGACAGCCGCCGAAGATACAGGGGTATGCTGCGCTTTTCGATGTATGGTCTGTGGATCTCGGGGGATTTCGCGAAATCATTCGTTCCGGCGCCTTCACAAAGACCCTGAAAGACGGCGCAGATGTGCGGGCATTGTTCAACCACGACCCTAATTGGGTGTTAGGCCGTACGAGGAGCGGCACCCTGACGATCACTGAGGACGACAGGGGATTGCGTATCGAGGCGCTGCCCCCTGAGACACAATTGATTTCTGACCTGGTGCTCGCCCCCATGGAGCGCGGAGATATAGATCAGATGAGTTTCGCATTCCGGACAATAAGAGATACATGGGGCAAAGAAGACGGCAAACCATCCCGGGAGTTGCTGGAGGCGCAATTATACGATGTATCTATTGTGACTTACCCGGCCTATGAGGAGACGAGTGCTCAGGTAGCGCGCTCGATCCTGCGTTCAGCCGGTTTGGACGAGACGGCCCTGGCGGCCGTCATCTTACGTGATATTCACCACCTGGAAACAGGGGATGAAGAAGCCGATCTTATTCGGCATGCGATCGAGATATTGAGCGCATATCTTCCCGAGCCGGAGCAGGAGCCCCACTCGGAACCGGTGCGTCAAAATTATGATCTCATGCTGCATGAGGTGGCAAAGAATTTTTAAGAGGAGAATGAAAAATGGAACCAAATGAGAATACCATTATTCCTGAAGAGGAGAAGGTCTCCATCACCGAAATGAATCAGCGAATGCGGGAACGCAAAGAGGCCTATGAGCGTGCACTCGCTTTTCGCAAAGAGAAAACAGGTGAAGATGGCCAGCTCTCAACGGAAGATCACAACGCTTTCGAGGCTATGCTCGCCGATGTGAACAAGATGAGCGAGCGCATTGATGAGATGCGCGCACAGCTGCAGGTGCAGGATGCACTGGCCGAACGCACGCTCGCTGAGGAAGAAAACAAGCCGGATCCGGACAAGCAGGCCTATAGCCGCGCATTCGGAGATTTTCTGCGCAGGGGTATTGTCGAGATGGACGTGGAGAATCGCGCACTCATGACCAAGCATGTACAGGAAGTTCGTGCTCTGGGGATCGCAAGCGGGGGTGTGGGCGCGTATACCGTGCCTGAAGATTTCTACGGCAAGGTCGTGGATACCCTGCTTGCATATGGGGGAATGCGAAAGGCCGGCTGTGAGATTCTCTCCACATCCGGTGGGAATGATCTGCCGGTGCCCGTTGGAGACGACACTGGCAACACCGGTGAGATCGTGACGGAAACGAGCCAGGTCAATACTGCCGATCCGACCTTCGCGCAGGTTGTGCTGAAGGCATACAGCTACAGCTCGAAGATCATCAGGGTACACTTGAGTCTGCTGCAGGACGAGGCGGTAGGCCTGGAGGCGTTGCTGGCCCGCTGGATGGCCACACGTATTGCACGGATCACCAACACGCATTTCACTACGGGGGACGATACCAACAAGCCCGACGGGGTGCTCAACAGCTGTGGCGATTCAGGAGTGCAGTTCGCTTCGGCGACGGCAATCACCTGGGAGGAGCTGGTGGACATCATGCACTCGGTGGATCCGGCGTATCAGCAGAATGGGGTCTGGATGTTTGCGGACTCGACTCTGGCCAACCTGAAGAAGATCAAGAACTCGTCAACCACCCAGCCGTTGTGGCTGCCTGCCGTAGCCGCGCGCGAGCCCGATACCATTCTTGGCAAGCGGTATGTGGTCAACCAGGATTTTCCGGCGTTCACCGATGCAGCCAGCAAGATCATAGCCTTCGGGGATTTCTCTCAGTATTTCATCCGGGATGTCAAGGGGGCGCTGCTCATGCGGCTGACCGAGCGGTATGCGGATTATCTGCAGGTAGGCTTCATGCTGTTCACGCGCCATGACGGATCGGTAATCACCACTTCGGCGATCAAGTATGCTTTGAGCCATGCGTAAACAAATAGGAATGGGCCGAGGGCTTCAGCCCCGGCCTAATTCCAACGACAGGAGAAAGAAAAAATGAGCGAAACACTTCGAGAATCAATCAAACCGGACGTGGCACTGGCGCCGCAGTCGATAGCCACAAGCAACGTCACGGGGCAGTATTATGATCTGCGGGACTACGACAAGGCAATGTTTATTCTGCAAGTGGGGGCGATACCGAATACCGATGCCGACGATACGGTTGAAATGCAGGTCTACAAACGTAAAGCCGACGGTACGGGGGCGGTAGCCTTGACCAGTTATGTCGCAACCGTCACTGGACAAGTCAATGCTTCAAAGGCGACCGTGCTCGTGGATACGGTTACCAATGATGAGACGCTTGAAATCAACGGTATTACATATACGAAGAAAGCGGGCACGGATGCCGATGCACAGGAATTCGCCGATGCGGCGGGCCTGGTGTTGTGTGTCAATCATGCGACCCTCGGTGTGCCCGGAGTGACGGCAAGCGCCGTCGGCACAACGGTGACCCTGGTGGCGGACAATCCCGGCAAAACGTTGATCACCCTGGTGGGTTATGAAGCTTCCAAACTGATTCCGTATACAGCCGAGGCGACGGCCATCGTCGAGGTGCCTGAAGATGTTCTTGGCACGGACTTCACCCATGTA